TAGAATACCATTTTTGAAACGATTTAATCCATTACCATCAGGAATCTGGAGTGACGATGCACCTTTTTCTAATAGGTTGAGTGCTGTGTAGTATTCAATGTTGTTTACTCGGCTCTCTAAGCTAGAAATGTCACGCATTAACCAACGTTTATGTTTAACTCGTTCAATTGATAAACTTGGTAATACACCCACTTGTTCACCAGGAATGTATGCGGTGTATGGGTCATGATAAAGATTTGCAATCACTAAAGAACCATCAGGTTCAATTGGTGAAATTGGATTTACTGAAGGTGTGCCTTGTACAATTTCAAATGAACGGTCTTTACTTAATACCAATTTATCAAAACGACCAAGATAGAAACCATAATCAGATTCATATTCAGTCAAGTCAACAGGAATATATGCACCAGCAGCACCTGAACCAGAACTAGATGTACGAATGGTGAATGAACTCTGTGCATTGATGAGTGATGGTCTAAAGTCTAACGAATCTCTTAACTGATAGAAGTTACCACTTGAAGCCATGTAAGATGGAATCTCAGCATAACTTTCTGGTGCAGAAGATACAGGTGACAAATAAGACATAACAGAATAATAACCATCACCACCTGTTGTAGAATAGTAATCTAAAATAACAAGTAAATTACCTTGAATTGATTGTTGACCAACACCTAAAGTAATTGTGGCAAAATCATAGTATGAATCTCGTTGGCCATTATCAAGTGTAAATCGTGATGTAACATCATATGTTGCATCTGTTAACATTGCAGCCGTAGCTGGTGTGCCAGCTGCCTTTGTATCAATAATCTTAACGATTTGTTTTACATCTGTAATATAAAGTTTTTGTGGTTGACCTGGAGATACAACGCCAGCATTGGCAATATAGACCTGACCTTGGGTTAAGTCAACATTTGTATACGTTTCAACTGTTGTACCAGAAAGATTTACACCTGTTGTATTACCTTCAACTAAATTTTTGGCTTTCAATACAAATGATGTGTCATTACCATTGCTAACAAAAGCCTTTGCAATGATGGTGGCAGTAAAAGCACCTAAGTCTGATGTTGGTGTAGTAAATGTAGCTGTAGCACCTGAACCAGTAATCGAACAAGTTCTACTATTGATACCCCATGGTAATGTTTGACCTACTGTTAAACCACTTGAAAGAGGATTGGTTACAATGATTTGAAAGTTTTGTGCAATAGCGTCTTGTGATAATGATCCTGTACCAAGAAAACGAATTGTTGCGGCAGGTGCAGAACCAAAAGTTAATTGTGCTGTGATATTACCACCAGACACCGTGAAAGAAACATTTCGGAATACCTGTGTGGTTGTATAAGAAGAATTGTTTGCATAAGAAACAAAAGGATTACCAATTGTAAACAGTAATTCTGGTGCATTTGGATTTTGTAATACAACATCACCAGATTCTACATTGTTTACTTTGTTTAGATTATCAATCGTTGCATTGGCAGTAACAACATATGAAGCGCCTGCCGTAGACTTAATCATTGTTTCAAAGTCAGTAGTATCAAATCGTAATGTAAATACTGAGTTGTTGGCTAGTGTAACCGTAAATGGTCTATCAACATAAGCAACTTTAGCAGCTGCATCGTATGTTGTAATTGTTCTAAAATCACCAGCAGAAGTACCTGTATCAATACTAACTGTTACTCCAGTATAAGCATTGGCCACATTTGAAAATTGATTAGTATTGGGTAATCTGATATAACTATTGTTTGCATTGACTGGTGCAATTTGTGAAACATTGGCTGATAATGTTTGATTTTGTATATTGTAAACAAAAGCCTTGTAAATATAAGCTGCACCGTTTTGTGTATTTGATGTGCTGGAGTAAACTAAATTACGAATATAACCTGTTGCAGCCTTAGTAGAGTTGTAAGAACTTGCATTGGTTAATACAATACTATCTTTACTTACAGTATGAAAATCGATTTGTGGTGAGGTGGTTACATCAAATACACCATTGGAAGAATTGACATAAAAATAATTACCATAATCAATAAATGCTGGATTGTTTGTAACTGTTGCTTCAGTTCTGGCACGGTCATTGGTCAGAACTACATCAGATGAATTTTCTAAACGATAACCACGGACATAGGCGATACCTTTTGAAATACCCATGTCATATTTTGCTGAATTGATTGTGTTGGCTTTAGGTGTCAATGTATAATCATTAACAATAAAGTCACCATTGGTGTCGTTGGTACGCTTGGCAAAGTAATCATCAATCACCGAGTAAACGGTACTGTCTACTTGTTTAACAATAGCACCATCTACTAGACGAACCAGTTCAATAAAGTTATCATCATCACCAAGACCAAGAGTTCGTGTTTGTAGGTCTAAGGAAATTTTGTATCGGTCGGCACCTGGTGCCTGATAGTTTGTGGCATTAAATGCTGGATCCAATAAAGAAGAATCATCAACAGAATCTACAATGGTCTCAGATGCATTTAAACCCACACGCAATGATGGAATTGAGCTATATTTGGAAAGAATAATGGTTTGCTCACTAGCAACTACAAAATTACCTTCCACATAAAAGATACCTTGAGAGATAGAAGCAACAGAAGAAAGACCTGTAGATGGATTTCCTGTTGAAGCAGTGATAAGAGTAGCAGTGATGTTTGAACCGTTTAAATATATGGTATTACCAGAAACAAATTTATTACCTGAAATATAACTTACAACGAGAGTAGGAGGATCACCTACACCACCAGCGGATGTTGTTGTTGCTTCTACTGTTGCAACAACTTTAGCTACAATTGAACCATCAGCTGACCGTACAACACCATTATCAAAGCTCTCAGCTGAAATGGTAGCACCAGAATTATCAGTAGCATTTAATTTTAAATAATATACATTTTGATTAACAGTAACTTTACCACCAGAAATAGGTGTGTTCTGTGCAAAGATTGCATCAGCAAAACTGGTGATTTGGTTTTGAAGAATTGTTTGAGATTGTGTTAATTCACGAGCTTGAACTGCAAATCCTGGTTTAAAAAGAATACGGTGAAAATTCTTTTGTGGATCAAAGTCATCATAATAAGGGTCTACATTAAAATTAAGTGCCATTTTTTCTTTCCATTAAAAACTTAACACAATACGGAATTGTTCTGTACCATCAGGACTTCTTGCGATACCTTCTCTATTCTCTATGTAGGCCATGTATCCTGAGTATATAATAAAGTCTGGATTTTCTGTTGTTAGTAGGGTTCGTACTGCAGTACCAACTACACCATTTGCATCTTGAATCAACGCTTGATTAATTATTGGTGTTCCGGTTATATTTATGACTTTTACTATATTATTTAATGAGTCAAAGCTTACAACTTTAGCAGAAAAAGTTGCAGTAGCTAAACTATTACCTTGATAGATTGTTTGTCCTGTGTTATAAGTTCCTGTACCAGGAGAAACAAAAAGTTTGGTTGTCACATCATAGATTGCACCATTTGCAATCATCATAGGTTCTTCAGCCACAGACTCTTGTGAAACTGGATCAATTAATAAACCAATTTGTCGATAAGTCATATCTGTGGGTATTAATCCATTTTCACTTTCAATAAACTCTGGTGCCACCATTACATGGTTACATCCCAATTCAGAAATAGGATCAAAACCATGACCACCAATAGGAGAGGCTGGTGCTTCAGCAATCGCCACCACATTAGGTGTTGAAAAACCAGGTAAAACATTAATTACAGCTTCTGCATAGGTGTAACCTGTGCCTGTATTAGCCATTGTAACATCGTACAAATAACCTGCTGCGTTAATAACTGGCGTAGCATTCGCAAATTGACCGTCACCACTAATTGTGATTGTTGCACCACCAGAAGTATAGCCTTGGCCAACAGTTGTAATATTAACCACATCAACTGAACCTTCGGCCGCAAAAGTTGATACAGGATTTGGTGCCATTCCAATTGGTACAGGCATCCAGTTAGCATCAAAGAACTTTTGTTTGAGACCAGCGTCTAAAGAATACATAAACTTCCATTTATATCCATCAGCAGTCTTAACTAAAAATGAACTATCAAAAGTGCCTGGTAAAAATTGTGGTTCTACTGTAGATTGGCTGCCATTGTTATTCCATAAACATTTAAATACTTGGTCAAATCGATTACGAACATAGAATCGGCTAATAACTATGTTATCAGAATCTACAGCCAACATATTTTCGGTGTCTTGATAGTAATCATAGACTGTGCCTGAATCCCAATCAATACGAGGAATAACAGGAGAAATATCAGATGATGTGATTAATTTAGTTGCAATGATATCTTTAAAAATATCTTTAATTGACCTTTGGTCTTGTGTTGGAACAGGAGGATTACTTTCGTTTGGCCAAGGAGTTACACGACCAATAAAAGCATATAATGTAGTTTCATGTACCTGTGAAGGTGAATAATAGTATTGTAATACTTCATATACCTTACTATCAGGTAATAATTGTGCTGATGTATTTGCTATCGCCATATTATATTCTCTATTAAGCGTGTTGGACTGCTACAAATGTATTTGCATTATCACCATCAATACTAAAATATCTTAGGTAAGCAGAACTGGTTCCTGGTATTGAAAATGTGGTTGCATTTTCAGAAGAATTGGTTGCAGAACAACCGTGTGTTACTGTTCTAGTTAGGCCTCCAGTATTGGTTAACCAAACTTCAACTACTTTACCAGCAATATAATTTGAAAGTGATATGGTACAATCTGCAGCAAGTGTTGCTTTAATCAATGATGTTGTTGAGAAATCAATTGTAAAGGCTGTCTGAGCTCCAACCAAAATACTTGGCGTATAAATGAATCCTTTTACTGGTGACACAGTACCAGTAATTGTTACGTTGCCTTGGACATTTAAGTTATCCGCATTAATATATTGACTATATGAAATT